CCACAAGTTACTTCTTAGACTTGACTTCATGACGATCGTCATGTACAAGCACATAAGATGCCGCTTCAATCTTGCGAGCAGCCGCCCTTTTCTGTTGGGCCGCTGGCATAGCTCTGGTCTGAACTAGTCCATTGGCCGCACTTACAACCACATCGGCGAGGTTGGCTCCAACAAAGCCCAGTCGAAAGTCACTATCGAACTGATAGTAAATGTTGATATCAACTAGGCCAGACACGACTTCAGGAGCCTGAAGTGGCGTCAGCACACGGATCGAAAATTGACCCATGGAGTATTCAGTTGCTTCACTGAACGTACCGGCGGGCACGAGCTTCATATCCTTTGGGCTTCGCCAAGGAAATTTCACTGTGATTTCACTCACGCCGTTCACATCGAAGATTGCGGTATATTGACCTAGCGCAGCGTCCAGGGTCAACCCGTTTGCCTCAAATCCGTAATGACTACAGATCTGAAGTCTCGCTGTGTGCGCTCCGCTTGCAACTGCTACGATCTTGTAGATCAATCCGCCCTGCCAAAAGGTGAACGGCAATGAAATATAAGATGGCAACGAAATTGGTAACGTCGTGCCACTGGATGCGTAGAAAAACTCCGAACAAGGACATAGATCAATCGCAACCAAGGAGTCTCCCGTGACTAGCGCTGTCGACAACGTGACAGAACGCAAATACGACAAGCGAGAGAGCAGCCATCGAAGGCTCATCTCATCCTGCTCGACCATAGTCTGCATTGGCGTGACTCGAGGAACTTCTCCTCCCACAAGGTCCATGTGAACGCCATAATCCACCATCGACGCATTCGCCAGATATGGATAGGCCCTCTTGACCACAGGAAAAGGATTGATCCCCCAATTCGGTTTGTCTGCAGGCGCAGACATGTGCATGTCACCACCCTTGAACTCATCGCTACTAGCGTTCGCATCAACAGCGCCCGTTATTACGGCATTTTGAAGGTTGGTGACCTTGGTAGTTGTGATGACGTTGCCCTGAGGGACAACACTCACAGATGTCGGATTCACAACTACAAAATCCGAACACGGGAAACTAGCAAACACCGAAACGGTGGCAAGCGTGCTAGTTGCTGTCGCAGAAATGCGCAGCGGGTTCATGACCATCACAAAGAAAGTTCCAACAAAATTCTTGTCCGACGGCTGTCGGATATCCAAATAATTCTGGAAATGTCTAAACGGCACAGTCAGCTTGACGGATTGAGTCCGCCCAGCATACAACTTCACATTCTGCGTGAAGTCTGCCGAATACATATTTTCTTGGTAGATAGTCACTGCTTGCTCTTCATTGCACAACGGGGCGAAGCCAACCATTAGGCAACCATTCTGAAAAGAATTGCTCTGCACTTGAATTCGCAGAGTCACAGGTCCCTTCCAATAGATGAAACGCTGGAAAGCGCTCTTCATCACAGCTGATCGAATCAGCGCAAACGGTGCCAAAAATGTCTTGATTATGGATCCCTGACCCATAGAAGGACTCCATGCAAACGTCTCAATAAATTGCTCACGTTGCACGATCTCAACATTATTTGGTGTCTTCTCTCCCATCCCAATCATACATCCATCAACAAGCTTCAACCCACCAGTCGATGCTTGCCCTGGCCCGGCTGTTGAAGGCACATTCAACAAAGCCGATTGCTTTTGAAATTGCATTGAAGGCAGCAATTTCCCGCGCGTGTAGGTCATCTGATGACCCTTCCGAACGCGCGTGCCTGCAGTGGGGGCGCCAAATCCCAACATTGGGATGGAATTGTCGGTCGTGCCATCACTATACCTTTTAATTGTGTAACTGATCCCAGAATTTGGGTCCACCGTCACATAAAAAGGTGTGGTACGCACAGCCAACGTATCCGTCGTCAATGGTGTCGGGACCTTGATCGTCGAAATCAAGATCACGGCACTATATTTGGCTGACAAATACTGATTGTACAATGGACTATCCCAATTGATCATATCAGCATGCCAAACACCATCATCGATGTCTGTCACATGGTTCACAAGCGAATTCGCGTCTGTGAACATGAAACTTGTTCCATCGGCCTCACCGATGATGTTTGATGTCACCCCCAAAGGCAAATCAGCAACGCCAGGGATCAAAGTCATGATCTTCGGCACAGCATACCATTGCGTTGGCGGTTTGATGAAGTTGGTATCAGTCACCCCAACATTCACATCTCTCCCTTGCCCAGGTGAGATAGGAATTCCCAACATGGCCAACTGTTCATTGGTCAACCATTTGGATTCAATGTCAACACTTGTGAACAACCCATGTGTGGCAGGCAACGTCAACGCAATTACGCATTGTTTCGCTTGAGCTTGCGAAATTTCAAACGGTGCACCACCTGAACCATCATACACCAAGTGGAAAAATTCAGGCACTGGAACCAAATCACCTCCTTCATGTGGGTAATTGAACCCAGTAATTGAAATGAGTGGAATTCGGCTCGCACACGAAAACCTGAAATCATCGCCAAGGCAATACATGAGTTTCAACTCAGTGGTCCCTTGTGGCTTGAAATAATATTGCGTCGTTGACGGTGAGCAATAATCATTCAAACTCTCACCAAGAAACCAAGGTGTCAAACACATAGCTGTCCTCGCGGTGTAAGGGATCTGAGTCACTAGAGTGTCCTTCCCGATGTTGATCGGATAGTTCTCCATAGTGTCAATCGCTCCCCATGTAGTTGTTCGCGGCAACAAAGATGCGACACTCGAGCATATGATGTCGCACTTCATAGTTGGCTCGCCGTGACACAACCACATGTGGCGCATGTTCCCACACCACATTCGGTACATTTGAGAGTACCAAGTGATCAACGTTTGCGGAGGCCAACGAGGGCTGAAAAAACTTCCAGCAAGATCCGGTTGCACAGTCAACAAAGAAGCCATAGGTATTGAAACCTTCGACTCATCACTTGTTGTATAATACAAAGCCGGATACCATCTCTTCATTGGTTCAATGACAGACGTGATTGTAGTTGAATAGCTCAATGGCTTTTGTGCCAGAGAGTCCTCGCCCATAACAATGGGCAATCCCAACTTGCAATCAACAGAAACTTCCTTCGTCTTGTCAATCTGCCCCGATTGTTTCTCGAACTTGCTCACAACAAATTTGTCCCGATGAACATCAAGGATATATTCAGCACTGGGATAGTTGTTTGGATCAAACACACTCCCTTGCATATCTCCACGCTCCCAACGTTCTGAAATATCTGCCTTCGATATAAGCGGGTCCTTCACACCCATCTCATCTAAAACCGGTCGGATTCTAGAATACCAAAGGTCATATTCACCACAACCCCACACCTTCGCAAGCACGTCACAAGCATTGACATAACATGCATTCTCCATCGTAACAGATGAAGCGCAATTGAACGCCAACGTTTTCATCAACATGCTCTCGGCCGGTTTCGGGTACCAAAGCCATCCAGGGAAGTGCGTTCCCCTCACGCTAGTGTTCTTGAGAAATTCACAGTCCTCAAGTGGAATCAGATCACTTCCCAAAGCAGCGCCCTTCACTGCCGGAGTGAACTTAATCCCAAATTGTGCCATCTTTTCACCATATGATTTAGCGTTAAACCAATTGGCAATCGGCGAAACAGCAACCTTCACATCGTCACCGAATACGATCGGGTCGACGAGGCGCTTATAACTCCGCAAATTTGAAACTTCTGGCGCACAGTCTCTGGCGACCAGCAAAAACCCAACCCTGATCAACACGAGACCAAGACACGAATTCATGACAGTCGTCAAGAAGTTTCCAGAAAGCAACATTGCCCAGATTTGAGCAACTAGCTTCCCAATCTTCACGAAACCAAACAACATACAAAACAACAAACACAAGCGAGCCAACTCATCACCTTCACTCCACACACCATGGCGCTTATACCACTCTTCTACCTTCACTCGAAAGTATTCAACATATTGAGGACTACACAGCTGTTCAAACTTGCTATAGTCACCATCAAATCCAACTGGCGAAACATCATGGAGCTTTTCTTCCATGGTGTGCCAATCAGCGCTGTAGGGGTTCATCCCAACAGCAATGTCAAAATCAATCGGATTGGTGTAGATGTGGCCAACAAAGGCACCAAAATAACGCCGAAAATGAAGCGTCAGATCCATGGCTTGTCCTGCGACGAGTCGGGTACTAAATTCCCCGGGGTTCTCAGGCAGAACTTTCTCACGATCTCTGATTTCATCTTTCGGAATCATATTGTATATGAAACAATGGCTTTTCCCATTTCGCAGTTGAGCATCTTGGATTTCAAGAACCTTGATCAAAGGCTTGAACGTAATTTCCCGATGATGATCATCTGCTTTAGATATGAAAGCACGTTTGCCTTTCATGTCACGCATAGCTGGGTTGCTACGCTTAATTGACGTCCATGGATAGCCAGGCGACGTGTCCATGGAAATCGGTGGAAGCCCCAGAGCTCCATCAATTGCCTCTGTAAGACTGAGCACCCGAGCAGGTGCTATATGGACTCCACCATCAAACTTTGCAAAAACATCATCAACAGCCAACTCCATCTCCCGATCAGGGAGCAACTTGAGCTTGCTTGCTTGATGGACTCTCTCCAGCCCACGAAACAACACATGCAATTGACTGTACCCGGGATTGTACGGATTTTCAGGTCCAATCACAGATGGCATAAAACCACGCCCTTGCGCATTGTAATGCCATTCCTGTTTCGCGAACGGAGTCTCAACACAATGTTGTCGTGATTTGATGAGCATTTCGTCAGGCAACACTGACACAGCTCGCACGTCACACAATGGAAGCGACTCACAAACCGACGCACGAGGATTTGGCAAAATCTCCGCCATCGAAACAGTTGTGAAACTCAGCAACAAAGTCTCCAGCACATCTCTGGTGACCATGAGCCCTACTCCATAAGCAGTTGACGCCGTACGTCTTCCGGTATGAATACCAAGAATAACGTGACCTGGCAGCCCCTTCAACTTACTCACAAGCGGACGCCCACAATCACCACTCTCCTTACAAGAATACCTCCAGTATTTTGGAACTACACACTGATGAACTCCATCGTCCATTGTGTATACTAGATTTTCATGTATGAGATTAAATGTGTCTTCAACATCATATTGTGGTTTGTTGTTCATCACAAAACCATCAATATTGCTGATATCCTTCAAATGATCCTCAGTTGTGAAATACTCCCAAACATCAAGACGAGCATCTTGAGGTGGGACAAAATTCTTCAAATCAAAGATCGCAACATCCATAATTTCCTCTGGTCCTGTGCTCCGCGAATTGCAGAACGCAGTGTCCTCTCGATGGAAAGGAACTTCAATCGATCCAAACACTTCATTGTCAACACGAATGTTACAACCTTGCCTGATTAGATTGTTGAGGAAAAAATGAGCAACTGTCAACAACAGATTGCCTTTCACGCGAATAGCCCACACAGTCATCGACTTGCCATCTTCGTCGTACGTCAATCGACACATCGATTTGCGGATCTTCTCAGATTGTGAACTAATACTGAGGTTTTCACGCAAATAAACTTCCTTGCCGAACGTCGCCTTGCCAAAATTGGCTACACCAAAGCCTTGCGGCATCCGCCCATTCAGCAACCAAGCATCGACTTGTTCAATCATCTCTGCTTGTTTCTGCTCCCGTTGATGGGCACGATATTCCTGCGGTGTCATGCCATGCATGTATTTAGCAGGATCATTGCTATTGCGAACAAATGACTCACCGGAACGAAATCCCCAAGGTGTGTCCCTCGAGGAGTTCCGGTGTGAGCTGACAGACGACCGACGACTGTCGTGATTGTCATTGCCACCAGGAGAACCGTGATCGTTCTTCCTCTGATGGCCTTGTTGTTCATGCCGAACAGCAACTCCATTCACAATACTGTAATTGGCAGGTAGAGCGCACTTGCCATTACACCAACAAAACTCACCAATACACTCCATTGTCCCTTTAATATAGGTGCCATCTTCATCCCTAATTCCATAATGGTCAAATGGAACTTTGAAACGAGTCTCAGGCTCACCCTTATTCAGAAACAAAGCAACAACAACTCCAAAAACAGCACAAACTCCAGCAAGCACCTTCAATCGAGTGTCGATGGACATCAACTTGTCTCTAAAAGAAGAACTCGCAACAAGCACAGCATTCAAAACCTTCGTGCCAGGGTCCAGAGTCACAGCTTTCGCGGATCGTAAAAACCGTTTCCAAGGTGTGTCAGCAATCAATCGCCTCATCGCAGCGGATGCGGCGATTTGGTGACGCTCACAAAGCAAACCAGCCTTCTTCACTTCCTCCCTGCAATCAGGACGGCCGCAAATATATCGAATAGCCCCTAGTTGTTCAGCCCGCGCTTCAAGCTCGGCATACTCTGGTAGCTCCACATCTCCCAATGTTCGACCATCTCCATTGAACGGATTGTTCAAGGGCGGTACATACGATTGAGATGGCGGATTACTATCGATAACATCGGCTTCAGTAAGAAACCAATCTGACTTATTACATTTGTCACAATTACGCGTAAACGGCTTTTTCCAAGCCTCCGCATTTTGCAACACAACGTTCCCACAATTACAGCAAGTCCCTGTGCGAGGGACGCCTTTCAAAGCGCAGAACATCAAAAGATGGCCAGCTTTAAAGCACAATGGACATTGTGCTGCATCAACCAATTTGTGAAATTCAGCGTTCGGTCTAGACTGACATTTCTGCACTTTGTGATCTTTTC